GCGTACCAAAGCAAATACCCTGCTGCCGATGTTGACTTACCTGACTGTCTAGGCATTAGACTGATACTGAAACGATAGCGATGGTATGTGTCAATTAGTCTTTCTTGATATGGCCAAGGGTGATAGTTCATTGATCCTTTAGTAGGATGCTGAATCATGAAGAAGTTATCCATGAAGTATAGATAACCCGTTTCAGGGTCGCAGCACTTCATAAACTCACCAAGTTCCTTTTGGTTCTTGAATACAGTTTTCTTGTATGGATCCTTGATTAGTGTTGGTGTGTTTGCCATAGAACTATTTAGTTAGTGTTAAGTTATCTCTTGCCATTCTATGCTTGCGTACACATCTTGGTTAGTACCAGTAGTAGCCATTGTGATCACATACTCATACATTACCCCAGTAAATGGTTCTCTTTCAAGTTGATACTCAAATCCAAATGCTTCTTGTACCGGTGCACTACTACTTTGATTGCTTGAGTTAATAAATGATTGTTCAGCAATGTCGCCACTTACTAACGTGGCAGGTGCAAGATTGTATTGTACTGCACTATCTGGTGCACTATCTACCCAAGTACCACCTGAGGTAATGGCTCGTTTAAAAACACGGTATTGGAATATGCTCTGTGCAGCCGGCACTAGTGAATAGTTGATAGGAATAACAACTGCATCTGACATTGTGCTTTTTAGTCTTATTGCTATTACTGGTTTAAAACTTAGATCATTTGGCAATCTTACCGGAGCACTAAGCGTATGCGATGCTGCTCTTGGGTTACCTGAACCTGATAGCTGGAAGCCGCCCTCACTAATCACACTGGCACAAATCTGTCTCATCAAGCTTGGACTTGCGGTTGCACCAGTATTCGTAAGTTCACAACGCAATGGTAGTGTCGCAGTGGTCATATACGTAGTAGTGTTATCAGTAGTCGGAGTGCTTATCACGTTTGCGTGATGGAATGAGTGACAAGTGATATAAACGCCGTCAATAATGAAGCCCACTCTAACAGTTCCTACGCCCAACCATTCAACGTCAATCCAAAAAATCTGATCTAGCGCAGGGTTTAGTGTGATGCCGCTTGGGTTATTAGCCCCGCCGGCGCCATTTAGTCTGTCACCGTTCCATTGACTTTGCGGGATTCTATCTTCTACAAGTACACCTGTGCTACTACTTCTGATTACCATGTTGAGCGTAGTGCCGGCAACTTCAAAATATATTCCGTTCTGTGCTCCGAAATATCCGATTCTTTGGCGAAGATTTGCTTTGGGAGTACTCATACTGAATGAAGAAAGAATCAACAAACTCTTACCTGGTTGGTATGGGAAGGTCTTAGTTGTTTCTCGTAGAACACTGTCTCCTGACCCTTGTCCTACTGTAAGTTCATATGAACTTGAGTTGGCATCATACTCAACATCTGCGGTGCCAGTGATACTATTACTAAATTGTTCATGATCATAATATCGTGCTTGCGTATCATACAGGGTGTATGGGTTACTAACTCTTAGTCTACCAAAAGCATCTGTCGCTTCCTGAGCAAATGATACTTGTGCAGTACCAGTAATAGCAACATTACCTTCAACCATCCAAGGATCAGTGCCCTGAGTAACTTCAACACTGTTGTCAATATTCACATTGCCAGTGACGTTTGCGTTGACATTACCTTCAACCATCCAAGGATCAGTTCCCTGAAATACAGTAACATTACCTGCGTCTATGTTGATATTGCCGCTAACGGGCATAGTATTGCCTGAAACATCAATGTTTCCGATTGCGTCTACTGTAACATTGCTAACGATAACATTACCGGCGATGGTAACATTCCCGCCTACAATGCTTGAACGCATGTAAACATTGCCGGTCGTTTCATCTAACCCTAAGGCCTGAGTAATATTACGTAAGTACCATGGGGAAACTTCGGTTGGTTCAGGGAATGCCATAAAAAAATACTCTCACATTTCTATGAGAGTATTTATCTTACTTACTTGATATCTAAGGGTCGTGCTTTAGTAGCAACAATACAGTAGTATGTTTCTTTAGCCTTAGTAGTCTTTTCAGGATCTTCTGGGTCGGGCATGTTGAGGTCAAACTCAAGATTGTTGAAGTTATCAATGTTGAACCCGCAACGAATTAATAATGCAGCCAACTGATTTGCACCAAAGATACTATAGTGATTCAGATTGAATTCGTGCTTGCGATCACAATCAGGTGCAGGGACTTCAATATAAATCTTTGCACCCTGCTTCAATACACGATTGTATTCCATCAATGAGAAGATAGGATATGGACTATGCTCTAATGCATGGCGCAAGAAGATGAAGTCTACTGACTCATCATAGTAACCATCCTTCTGTGGAAGGAAACTCAAGTCGTACTTCTTAATAGTGTGTCCCTTGCCTTCGCAGATAGAAATATCGCCGGGACTCAATGTTACACCGTAAACGTTAGTGTATTCTCTTTCTTTCATTTCGTCTAGGAAATATCCCGGGCCACATCCAAGATCAAGAATGTGTGCATCCTTAGGTAAGTCAATAGGATCAACATAAGTTTCTACTACTTGCTTAGTAAGCTGGCGGTGAAATTCGCTGTCGCCCTCATCATAGATGTGGGCAGTGTAAAGCCATTCGTTGTAAAACTTTAGCTTGACGAGGTCTAGGGTTTGGTTAATATCAATTAAGTTGCTCATAGCATTACTTATCTAGTGAAGGTGGTGTAATTATTTTTTTCTGTGATCTTTTGGTCTTTTTGCAACAGGGCTAACCTTATTTACAGAATCCAACTCGCTGCTATCTCGTCCCTTGATCATTGCTTTTGCTTGGGTAGGAGATACCGTATTAAATGCTTGGTGCATCATGTTATGTTCTAAATCACTATATGGGTATGCAAGATTATTTTTACCGACAAAGCTTTCATCATCCATTTTAAGAGCCTTAGTAGATGATCCATCCGCCATTGCTACTGCTTTCATAATCTGATTCAAGTGGTAAGTTCTATCCGTGCCATTGTCCATAAACTTATAGGCACCGGGCTGGGCATTATTGTGTCTTTTAGGCACCTTACCCTTGCTTTCATGGATGAATTCACTAGCTCTCACTTTTTATATCCTTTGAATGGCTTGATTGGGCTAGCATCATTAGTGCCTTTTGGTTCAGTACTGGACAAATCTCCGTTTGTTATGTCATCAAACTTTCTGACACCTGCTGCTTTATATGCTATTTTTAACTTATCCGCTTCTTCTTTTGTGTAGGGATGTGCTATGTTAAAACGAGAAGCCCAACTATCGCTGTCTATATCAGGGATCGTTTTTCCGTCTGTGCTTGCAGCAGCCATCATTACACGATTTAACAGATAAAAACGGTCGTAGGTGCTGTCAGCAAATCTATGAAGCCCGGTCATAGGACCGTCGTGATGTTCAGGGGAATCGGGAACTTTCTTCCCTTCAGTGATAAATTCCCAAGCTCTCATCGCTTATATCCTTTAAAAGGCTTCAAAGGTGATCCAGTACTAGTGCTAGGAATCTCGTCACTAGTTTTAGTACTGACTAACTTTTTACCTTTTTTGTGAACTTTACTTAACGCTTGGTCAAGAACTTGATCAATGTTTGGGTCCCAAGAAACAACTACTTGATGCTCTCCCCACATACTTTCGGCTTCAAACTCATGCTTGAATCCGTTCTGAACATCATCATTGCCGCTACTTCCACGAACATCTGCAATAGCTAAACCAAAGCGATATAATTCATAGAAGTCATTATTCTTAAGGTCAGGCATAATGTAGGTGCTAGGAAGAGTATGGGCCACCATGTTTAACCCATCTGTAACTGATTCGGTGATGAATTCGTGTGCCCTCATTATAGTTGCTCTGTTGTAACGCCTTGGTCTTCCTCAGTTGACATGATTGAATTAGCAATATATCCATCCAATTGTAACGGGATACCTGGAACGTTTGGTCCGACCCACATGTTTTGTGAGCCAATAAAGTGAAATAAGAGGTTGCCAGTTAATGGATTAGCTAATATTTTTACATTTCCATCTGACACTTCCATATCATAACTAGATAATGCATTTCCGAAAAATGTACTACCATAGCCAGTAAACTTTACGTCATCTGCTGATTGATTGAGTTGTGCAAACAATTGAATAGTCTGTGACTCATTGGTGCTAGAATCTGCGGTATAAACGAACATTTCCCCCATAGTGAATGTGTTGGCAGGAGTTTCAAATATCACTTGACCAGCAACATTGCCACTACTGTATGACAAGCTAGTATTAACAAATGTAGAAAATAGATTTGAGAAGTTATTGTTGATCTTGCTAAATGCTACACGTAACGGATCGCCTTCGCCATCATTAGGTAATGTACCGATATTGATGATTTGTTGTGTAGCCATAGTAACCTTCCGTGATTATAGAGTATTTATCACGATGGATGCCACTTTGTTATTTGGTAGCGTTTTCAAATATCGCTTTTTGTTTAGCATACCACTCTTGCCAACCGTCAACTTTTCGGCTGCATTCGTGGTACAAAACATAGTTTTCAATTACAACTTTAGTAAACTCAGTGAGAGACATTCCCTCAGTTGCTTCTTTGAGTTGAGCGCATTTTTCTTGTAGGGTTGCGGGTGCTTCTGGAAACTTAGGATTTACAGGCTCTACATGTACTGCACATCCTGCTAATAGGAAAAGTGGAAGAATCACTAATTTCTTCACTTCTTTTCTCCCTCAAGCTTGCTAGGATCTAATGTAGCTGCTGCATTGTGTGCATTGATTACTTCTGCCGGAAGCTCACATCTGTTGTTATACTTGATAACTTCTCTGTCAACATATTCAGTGATTGTTCTACCTTTTTCACGAATGACCTGGGTATCTTTAACAATCTTTTCAACGATTTCTGTGTTAGTTTTTGCACCCTTAGCTTCTGCTTCTGCCAGCTTAACCTTGAGTTCTGCTACTTCAACAGCTACGCTTTGTTTATATGCTGCGGCACCTTGCAAGTATACGCCGCAGATTAGCAAAATAGTGGAAACTAGCTTGATTGGAAAATTATATTGCTTGATAAAGGGTATTCTACCAACAAAGAATGCGACAAATAGTCCTACTGCGCCTGCAATAAGAAGTGTAAAGATAACCCATGTAGGTATTAATGCAATTAGCCAATAAACGTTCATGCTATTATTTATGATTGGAATAAAATTCCTTTACCTTATCTGCAATAGTTTCAATTTCACTATCTGATAGTTCAGGATAGATAGGAAGACTTAGCAATCCTCTAGATAATGCTACGCTAGTGCTAATAAGATCGGGCTTGCTGACGATATCCTTTGATATAGGAAGTTCAGAAAGTGCGTATGGGTAATGCACTTTGGCTTCAATTCCATTGTCTAGTAGATAGTTCAACAAATCATTTCTATCACTAGTGTAAATGACGAACTTTTGGTCAGCGTGACAGTTTAATCCGCGGCCCGCATGAAATCCGCGGCTTAAGCATTTGATTGGCAACTCATCAAACTGCTTCAAATAGTATTTTCTAATATCATATCTACGCAATTGCCAAGCATCAATGTACTTTGCTCTTACCAACAAATGACTGCACTCTAGTTCGCTCATCTTACTGTTTGATCCAGAGTAGAAATGGTCTGGTTTGCCGTTATTCTTCATAACGTTTACCCAATCATACAACGCTTCATCATTCGTCACTACGGCGCCGCCATTGCCGCTGCTAGGCAAGTTCTTAGTTGGGTCAAAGCTGATAGCCATACCATCACCCACTTGATCCTTAGTAGTAGATAGCCAGTGCTGGGCACCATCTACGATTATAGGCGAATAGAATGCTCTATTTCCAGTTGCGCCGTATAGTCCTACAAAACAAGTATGAGTATCCAGGTTATCTTCATAACTGTCAACCTTGATCAATCCATTGTTATCAGTGTCAACTAATTCAATTTCCCAACCAGTCGTATAGAAAGCGTTGAGTGTTGCTGGATAAGTTAAATTAGGAATACGTATTTTAGGAGGGTCATCATACCCTGCCAAAAAGCTTAGATCGTAGTGATAGCCAGCGATGAATTCTAGCGCCTGAGTACCACTGTGAGTAACAGTAGCAAACTTACATCCAGTGTAATCTCTAAGCCAAGATTCAAAAGAAGCCGTGAAAGGTCCGTTAACTAATGTCCCTTCTTTTAGGGCTTCGTGAGTTGCATCTAGCAACTCCTCTTGAAGATTATTATACTGTCTTTTCAGACCAAAATGGGGAATTAACCAAGTATTCATAGTACCTGACAAATCCTTCTTCTATGTTGATGGTAGGGCTGAATTCAAAATCTCTACGTGCTGCGTTGATGCTTAATGTGCCGCGACTTGGGTAGTCTTCGCTTTTATGCGTTACTTCAATCTTACCCTTTCCAACAATCTTTGTGATAAGCGTTGCTGCTTCAAGTAAGGTTCTAGATTCGCCCCGAGTGATGTTATATGTTCTGAACGCCGTGTCCTTACTAAGAGACGCTCCTACGATGCCTGAGGCGGTATCTGTTACATACGTAAAGTCTAGTCGCTCGTGTTCCCCATTGACCTTAAGAATACCATCACGCATCGCAGTCATAAAAAACTTTGATACTACTCTATCCTCAACGTCACACGGACCATACACAGCACTGGGGCGAACGATTGTATAATCAAAGCATCCACGATGCCCGTAGTCTCTTACAAGCTGCTCTCCTGCAAGCTTCATGATAGCATATTGTCCTTGGGGCTTGCAGAATGCATATTCATCAGTGCCGTCTTTGAAGTCGCCATAGACCATGCTACTACTGACATACACAAAACGCTTGACCTGATACTTGCAACTCAACTCACAAAGATTGAGTAAGCCCTTCATCATCGTGTCGGCAGCTAGTGTAGGATTGCTATTGACTACCTTCTGTCTAGGGAAACTAGCAAGATGAATTACAAGGTCGGGCTTATTTGCTTTAAACGCAGTTTCCACTGCCGATGCTGCAATATCATATTCATAACAGACAGACGAAATACGTGATTGACGCTCTAACATCAACGCAGTTAATTCAT